AATTATAGTCAAACATCAAATACTTATAGGGATAAAGTTGACTCCTATGGTAAATAGTATTAATAATTAGTATAATATAAATATGTATACAACGAAAAGTAAAATAGAAAAATATTTAAATGTAGATATCTCATCTTCATTTGATACACAGATAGATGCTTGGATTTTATCTGTTAAAAATTGGGTAGATAAATACTGTGGGAAAACATTTGAGTCTTCTAGTAGTGCTAAATATTATGATGGTAATGGAACAAGAACACTAGACATTGATGATTGTTCTTCTGTACCGACAGAGATTTCAATTTTAAATCTAGATGGAACGACAGACTCTACTTTAGCTGAAGGTGCTGATAATGATTACCTTGTTTATCCTAGAAATGAAGATGTTAAAAACCAAATCAGATTAGTTACTGGATCAAGAATAGGTAATTTTCCAATGAGAGATAGTAGTGTAAAAGTTACGGCTCCGTTTGGTTACTCTGCAAGTGTACCAGAAGATGTTGGATTAGTTGCGACTAAATTAGTTGGAGAGATAGTTAAGGAAGGTTTAAAGGGAGGTAAATTAGCAAAAATTACCCTCGGTGATTATTCTGCTGATTTTCAAATAATAGATGAAACAGCAGATCCACTTGCTATCTATCAGACATTAGATCTTTATAGGGATATTATATTATGACAACTTTAGCTCACATAGGAACAGATAAATTTATTGTTACACGACTGGTTGCTGTTACTGGTTATAAAAAAGGTTATGCAACAACGACAGGTGTTATTGCCAATCTACAACCACTGTCTGCAAATAAAACAAATCTATTTAGTGGTGTTATGGGTAAAACATTCCGTATCTTTACAGATGGGTTTTACGATTTACTAGAGGGAGACAAACTTAGGAATACAAAAACAGATGCAATTTATAAAGTTAAGAATGGAGGAGTAACAAGAAGAACAATGGGTGCAGTAGACTATAAAGAAATTATAATTGAGGAGATATCATGAAAATAAATATCACAAGTAATATACCAATAGTATCTAAAAAATTAATGGCTAAACCAACATTAATAAATAGTGCTTTAAAAAGAGCAATTAGAAAATCTGCTTTTTTGGTTGAAAGATATTCAAAGATGAGATCCCCAGTTGATACTGGACGACTAAGATCATCAATAAGAACTAGAATAGATAACTTTGTTGCAACAGTAAGTCCAACAGTTGATTATGCAGTTTTTATTCATGATGGAACAAAGTATATGAAAGCAAGACCTTTTATGACACAGGGTGTAGAAGATGCAACGACTGAAATTAGATCTGTTTTTAATAGAGAAATTAAGGGTATATTATAATTATGTGGGATAAATTAACAGAAAAATTAAAAAGTATTTTAGAGACAAATGTTCTTATTCAGAATACCTATACTTATGAGGCTTCTGATATCAGTGGAACACCTGTGGCTACAATTACACCAAGCGCAAATGAAAGTGATTATACAACCACAACAGAGAATACCAGAATTTATGCTTATATGTTAAGATTATATGTAGACAGAAAGAGTGGTGCAGACAATGAATACCAATCAGAGATGGCCATGAAAGAATTAGTAGATAGCGTCTTAGACGATTTAGACAAGAACCATAGGTTGAGTGGTTTAAGTACAAAGACAGGTTACACTTATTTATTCTTAGAGGCTTCTCCATCAGTATGGGGATATGCCGGTCGTGAAAATGAATATCGTGTAGCAGAGATAATTATTAGAAGCCACTTTTCAGTGGACATTAACCAAATAACATAATGACAAAAATAATAGGGAGGTTGATTGATTTAGGCGTAGCAGTAGAGGGTACTCGTGGAACAGGCGAGGTTGTTACAAATATGATCCCTAAATCAAATATAACCTTTGACGATAAAGTTTTAAAAGCAAGATCAACAGTGGGTTATGGAACAATTAACATAGAAGGTAATCAAGCCTTAGTAGCGAGAAGACATGCAGAGGGTGTCGTAGATTTTGATTTGCTTGATATTAGTTTTGGTATTTTCTTGAAAGCACTTTTAGGTACTGTTTCAAGTGGTGCTGTTGTTGACAGTTCTTATACTCATACATTTAGTTTATCTAACAACAATCAACATGCTAGTCTTTCAATGTTGTATGAAGAAGCTGGTGTTGGTAATCTTTCTTTCAGACTTTGTATGATAGAAACATTAACAATGACAATCGTACCTGAAGATGTTGTGAAGATCACAGCAACCTTTATGGGCCGACACTCAAAGACAGCAGGGAGTAGTGCTGTTACTTATATTGCAGAGCATAAATTTTTAGGAAGACATCTTGATTTAAAGATAGAAGATGCTGTTGGAGATTTAGCGGCTGGAACAAATATACCTGTGAGAAGTTTGACTTTAAACTTTGCTAAAAATTTGAAGTTAGTACATAACTCTGGAACAGTTGAGCCAGAAGATATCCTTAACCAAGGATTTAGAATTACAGGTGAGGTAGAATTAGACTACGAAAATAGAACCTATGCTGATTTAATGAATGATGGAACTTATAAAGCTATTAGAGTTCAGTTAACAAATTCAGAAGTAAAAATTGGTGCTGGATCTACAAACCCACAATTTCTCATTGATCTTTCAAGATGTGATTTTGAAAACTGGGAACCTGCAAGACCAAATGATGAATTAGCCTCACAGACATTCTTGTTTACAGGTCTTCATGACATTACAAATAACAATGTTATTAATAATTGTATCCTCGTAAATAGTCACGATGGATCTAACTACGCATAAAAATTATGTCTAAAATTATCTTATCAAAAAGAAAAACTAAAAAAGTAGAACTTCCAGAAAGCAAGGCAACAGTTGAAATCTATGCTTCAATTATTGCTGCCGATATTGTCAATATGGGTTATGTAAAAGAAAACGATTTCGGTCAGTCTGTTAAAATGCTTTCTCAACTTATTAAGTCTTGGAATATTTACGAAGATGAAAAAGACGAAAAACCTAGAGAGATAAACGACGACTCTATCGGACAATTACCGATAAGTGATTTAACTTTCTTGTTTACAGAATTGCAAGAGTTTGTAACTTCAGAAAAAAAAGGCTAGCCCATCTTGCCCCGTTAGCACTTGAGATGGGCTGGACAGAACATCAGTTGTTAGAACAAAATACGATTTTGTTTTTAGGGGAGATTACAAGAGCGTATAATAATAAAATTAAATGTCAACAGAGAACATCAAAATTGTAATATCTGCACAAGATAAGACTAAAACAGCATTTAAGTCTACTTCTAATGACCTAAAAAAATTAGAGACACAAACAAAAACATTCAAGGGTAAAATATCAGGCTTAGGTTCAACATTTAGTAAGATGGCAATAGTCGGAGGTATTGCTTTTACTGCATTAGGGATTGGTATATCAAAGGCAACACAGGCGGCTGTAGATGCTCAAGAAATATTCAATAAATTTGATGTTGTTTTTGGTGATGTAAAAAGTGAGGCAGGCAAAGTTTCAGATAGTTTTGTAGAGAATTTCGGCTTGGCTCGTTCATCAGCACAAGATTTATTGTCTTCTACTGGAGATATGCTTACTGGTTTTGGTTTTACTGGTGGGGCAGCTCTTAAATTATCAAAGAAAGTTAATGAGTTGGCTGTTGACCTCGCTTCTTTTACTAATCTCCAAGGTGGAGCAGAGAGAGCCAGTAAAGCCTTGACTAAAGGTTTGCTGGGTGAAAGAGAAAGTATGAAAGAACTCGGTATTGCTATCTTAGATGAAGATGTTAATATCCGTCTTGCACAAAAAGGCTTAGAAGATTTAACTGGTATGGCTTTGAGACAAGCTAAAGCTCAAGCAACATTAGAAATTGCTATGGAGCAAAGCAAAAACGCAATAGGGGACTTCGCAAGAACAGCGAGTAGTTCTGCAAACTTACAAAGAAAATTAGGTGAAAGGACAAAAGAATTAAGTGAAGCATTTGGACTTGTTTTTGAGTCTAGTTTACAGAAAGTTTTACAAGCACTTGTCCCTCTTGTTGAAAAAATAACAACATTGATAGAGGAGAACCCAAAGCTAACAAAAACATTAGGGTTATTAGCCATTGCCTTTGCAGGATTAGCTCTAGCCGTTGGATTGGTTGGAATTGCACTTATAGCATTATCAACAGCGGCAGGACCGGCTATAGTAGCCTTTTTAGCCTTTGCCGGACCTATTGCTGTGGTTGTCGCTGGACTTTCTATTCTAGCTTCAATCATTTCAGAGAAATTAAACTTTTCTTATGAAGAAGCTACTAAAAAAAGTCTTGCTTTAGCAGAGAAGTCAGGAGACCTTGCTTCTAAATTAAGAGAATTACGAACACCAATAGAAATGGATGCTGAAGAAATGAAATCTCTGGCAGAAAAAACAAGAAAAGCTGGTATAGAAGTTCAAGAAATTCAAGATAAAATAAATGATGTTGTTGAAGATTTTAACAACCGTAAAAAAGATATTAACAGACAGACA